ATGTCTGCAAGTGAATTTTTAGCAGCAGTAATTAAGAATAGAAATAGAACAAGTACAACAACATAATGGCTGATCAACCAACATATAAATATAAACCATTTGAAAAAAATGTTGCTCCTGATGGGACAGGAACATCAAACAATACTGATACTCCAAAAAGCAGAATTTATGAAGTCTTTAAGAGTACAATTGAGTTAGATGAACTATCTCTTCCATCGGTAGAAACTGAAAATAATGAAAAGCCGGAAAATTTAGCATCACTTCGTCATCCCCTAATAAAAATTAATGAATATATTGTTGCGGGGACGGAAATTGATTCAATGACTATAGACTGTACTGAATTTTTACCAAGAATAACATTACAATGCACGTTTGTAAATCAAAAATTTATTTCTCAAGAAATGCCGAAAGATGGTGATATTATATCGGTTGCGATAAGAAATAAAACAAATATTTTAAAAACTATACGAAATGATTATGTTATTACAGCCGTAGTTTCAAATCCAAATACCACAGCAATTGCAGGTCCTACAACTTTAACTTTTTTTGGGGTTTTATTTATTCCTTTGGCATCTAGTTCAAAATTTAATATTTCTTTTGAAGGTACTACATTTGAGGCTTTACAAAATCTAGCAGAGAGAGTTGGGTTAGGGTTTGCAACAAATGAAGAAGAGGGAACTGACGATAAACAAGTATGGATTAGCGGATTTAATACCCCCATAGAATATATTCAACAAACTGCACAAAGAGCTTGGAAAAATGATAGTTCTTTTTATGACGTGTGGATAGACATTTACTATAATTTGAATTTTGTAAATATTAATAAACAATTAATGTCAAGTGAAGATGAAGTTGATCTTGCGGGATGGGTAAACAATATAGATAAAGATTATTCTCATGGAAGTAAAACTGAAAATGTATTAGATACTGCAAAAGTATTATCCAATTATGATGGGTATAAAGCATCCTCCTTCTATATTGATTATTGGAAACCTAGTAATAAATCAACTAAAGTTACGTATGAAGTTGGAGCGAAATTAAATTGTCACTTATTTGAGCATAATTCAAATTTATTTGAGGATGAGGAAGCACAAAAATATTGGAAAATTCCAATGGAACCTGTTTATGATCCAGATAAAGTTAATAAGTACATTTTATTAAGAGGAAGAGCTATGCAAGATATAAATAGTAAAGGCAATGATTCAGCCCGAGCTAATTATTCCTATCCAGATATCTATGTTAAAAATCCTTGGATGGGAGTTCAATATACAATAAGTAATCCTGGAGATGATAATCTACAATGGGATGGTAACCATCATAAGAATTATCTAAGAGCAAAATTACAAAATGTTATTAATTCAAAGGAACTTGAAAAATTAAATGTGGAAGTTTCTGTTACAGGAATGAATTCGAATCTTATCAGAGGAGATAAAACTCCTATAGTTTTAATACAAAAAGATAGAATGCAAAATACAATAATAAATCAAGGTTCACGGGGATTGGATTTATTGGATCAATTTTATAGTGGGTGGTATGTAGTAAAAGGATTTACGATAAAATTTAATAAAAACAATAAAAATTCTATAATGTCTAATTTTACCCAAACATTCATATTAACAAGAAGAGAGTGGCCACCTCCAGTAGCCGTTGAAGGAATAGATAGTCAAACTGATCAACCACCACAAAATAATTTAACTACTAATGACAATATTTAAAAATTTTAGAAATTACCGTAGAACAGAAGTAAATAAAAATACACTGTCTAGCCGTTTTGATCAGCCTACTTATGTTTCTTTCAAATTAATATTTGCCGATTCATTAGGATCATCATATTGGAACAGAGATGAGTGGTATAATGCGGCAAATCATTATCTTTATTCTCCTGGAACTAACTACGATAAAATGCCCCATCCATTATTTATGAGAAAAGGAGCTGATAGTCTGGATGATAGGCATAGATATTCGTCAATAGATTATTTGTTAGATGCGAATGAATATACTAGAGCACAAATGTTAGAGCAATGGCAAACTAAGTGGATAAAACTTCAAAATGAATTTCAGTGGTATTTTCAAAAAATTGAAGGGGTTGGAGATTTATTAAAAATTGATCCTAAACAAGGTATAAGAGTTCCTCAAGATAAAAGATTGACTATCACTGCAATGGAAGGAATTGATATGAGAATGTCCCATCTTTTAAATATGTATAGAAAAATTGCATGGGATGATACTTATCAACGATGGGTTCTTCCAGATATGATGAGATATTTCACATTAAAAATTTATATTTCAGAATTTAGATCATTTCATACAAAAAATCAATATGATGGTTATGGAATAGCTGATGAAACATATAAAGATGATGGACAATTACGCTTATCTTTATTAGATGATGTTTTACCTACATGGGTAATTAAGTGTGAGATGTGTGAATTTGATTTAGAAAGTTTTGAATTTCCACATTTAAGTAATTTAAACTTAGGTGAAGATCCTGAAGAAGCAACTGTAAAATTTAGTATTAAGGTTGGAAAAATATATGAAGAACAAACATATCCTGTATTTGAAAATATGTATCTTTATGATAGAGTATTAAATGGTTATAGTAGATCAAGAACTACAGATATTATCGGTGATGTAGAAGTTCCTTATAACTCGACTACAATAGATGGGGATGCAACACAAAATCCTTTCAAAACAGAAATACAAATTGCACAAGATCACCCTTCATTGTATTCAGATCAGCAGGCAGAAAGTACTCACATTTCTGGAAATACTTTCAATCAAATGACAAATGATGATACAATGTTTGGAGCAAAATATAATTCAAATGCAAAAGGATTTGATAGTGGATCATTATTATCACAGGAAAAGAAATTTCCTTGGCAGAAAAGAAATGAACAAGGTTGGATTGAACAAAAACCAGATTCTCCAGGGAAAGGAACATTATTTAGTAATGCTGTGGATTGGGGGACAGCATTTGGACAAAGTGCCGCAGGTAAAGTTATTGATAAAGCAAAAATTACAGAAATTCCTGGTTTAGGTATTTCATTCAATGAAGCTGCTGCAGCTATACAATCCAAAGATATTATTACTGGATTTGGACTTTTAAGAAAAGGAGTGCAAACAGTAATAAATGGTTATATTGCCCCATCAGAAAAATTAGAAGGAGATATTATTGGCGATGATCTATTTAAGGCTTATTTAGAGCAATTGGCTGGGGCAGGGCTCTCAAATGCAACGTCAGAAGAAAATGAAGCAATTGTATCTGCAGCAAATATAGTTTTAAGTGATTCTGGTATTTGGGAACAGATAAAAGATTATTCTAAGGCAACAGACTTAGTGGGGCAAGGGGAAGAAAATTATTCAAATCCTATTCATGAAAGAAATTTATATAGGGATGCAGTAAATGAAGCTACACAAGGAGATCTATCTCAAGCAACAGATTTAACTGGGCCTGGCGAACCTAATATAACAAAAAATATTGAGGGTGGAGCAGATTACTTAAAAAATGTAGAGGAAGCTACACAAGGAGATCTATCTCAAGCAACGGATTTAATTGGTCCGGGAGAAAGTAATATTTCAAATATTATCCAAAGTGGTGGAAAATATGCTGATAATATTTCAGAAGCTACTCAGGGAAATAAATCTCTTGCAACTTTAGATGAACCCGGAACAATTAAGAACAAAATTATAGGAGAAATAATAGAAGATGTTCCAAGTAGTAAGGCAACAAATAGTCAAATTTTAAAAGGATAACATGAATACTGATTTTATTAAACATGATTTACATGATAATGATTGGGTTGGAGTTATAATCAATAACCAAGATCCAACTTTCTCTGGTAGAGCCCAGGTTAGAGTTTTCGGGGTAATGGAAGGAATCATCGATAAACATATTCCTTGGGCATCTCCTGTAAATTCTGATGTATATGGGTTTGATGGTGGGGCGAGTCTCTCAGTTCCAAAAATAGGACAATTTGTAAGAATTCAGTTTAATAATGGGGATATTTATGCCCCAGAAATTTTGGCAATACAAAATATTGACACTGATTTAATAGATAAAATAAAAGAAGATTATAATGATGGGTGCCATGTTCTTTTGCACGATCCAGTTGAAAATTTGAGTATAATTCATTTAAGAGAATCAGGTTTAATGATTTTTAAAAATGAATCCTTCTTTCAAATTACTTCGGATTCTATG